ACGAACCATCCGGTGTGGTAGAACGAGTTGATCTCAGCTACGGCACCAACATAGTCGTCGTAGTCGGCGTTCTGATCCAGTTTGGAAACACGATCAAACGAAGCAGGAGCCGTGAAACCCGAAGTTGCCGCTATTCCAAGGTGGGTGTCACCCGTTGGGCGATACGCGAGTAGTGACCGGGCGTTGATATCATGCCGGGTCCAAGCCCCGATGGGGCCAAGTGACGCGTCCCACACGAATGTGTTGCGCCGGTTGCTCTGAGATGACCCCGAAATGTTGTCATCCGACTGGTAATCGACGGAAACCCACAGGCGTTCATCGAACCACATCATTGACGGGGCAGTATCCAAGGTCAACGCTGGCTGCCCCACATCGTAGGTCATGGCTGGTTTGATTCGTTCAAACACCCATGCCACGTCGTCGTAGGCCAATAGGTATATGCCATCTTCGGCGTACCAGAAGAATATTCCAGCGATGGCCGCTACCGGCTGGGTGCCTTCCCGGCAACCAACAGTACGAGTGATATTGCGGACCTCAAACGAGTCCCGGTTGAACCCGTAAATGGCGTAGACACTGTTTTCTTTGAAGACCAGTAGCCGGTCGGCGTCGGGGATGATGGCTGTTATGTGGTCGCCGTCCTCACCGATGTCAATGTCGATGTAGTCGGTGGCCGTCCAGTTCTCAGCATCGTTTACTTTAGAGAACCGCACCCGGTTCTTGTAGGTGACAGCGGATTCCAGCGTGTAGGCGACCCACACGAACTCTGCGAACGTAGCCACATACCGGGCGCACGGGAAATGCCCGTCGGAGGCGTCAATGTCGGGTACCAGTCCGGTGGCTGTCGCCCCGTCCCAGCGCATCGCGGAGACAGCAGTGACACCGTCGTCGTCGTGCATCAACAGACCGTTGACCATGTATGTGTAGTCGTTGAAAGTTACATGTCGGGGTGGTTGCGCCGTGTTAAAAAACGGGTTGTCTCCGCCGATCTGAACAGGGCCGGTGAAGTCGCCTGATGCGTTGTCGTTGTAGAAGATTTGCGACCGGGTTGTCGCCGGGTCCAGTGTGGCGGCAAGAATCTGGTTCTGGTCCGCCTCGTAGTGGGTCATCAGGCTGATGATCTCGTTGTCCAACGAGGTGCTGTTTATTTTGGCAACAGCGTCGCGTCGTCGCACGCCGCCGCGCGGGTCCACTTCGACGTTGAGCAGGGCGGGTGATTCGTTTTCTGCGAGGTTGAACTGGTCGGCTCGCAGGTTCAAACCGCCAGTGAAGTCGGATTTCTCGTCGTAACGGTACGCTGACGCCGTGGGAGAGCGCATCGTTTGGAGCGTGGCGGCCATTGGTTACAGTTCCCAAGAGTACCGCAAGCGGTTCGGCAAATAGGATTGACCCATCCACCGTGACGCCCGGATACTGTTGAGAATAAGAGGTTGCGCCGCTGGGGCGTCCTCAAATCGTGCCCGCAGGTTTTCTAACTCTTGGATAAACTGCCCGTAGTATTGTTGCCCCATCGCAGCGTCTTCCTGCTGCTGGTACGACCGGTATATGGCGTATAGGGCTAGCACGTTGTTGAACGGGACGGGCAGGTCGGCGGTGTTAGCGTCCGCGATGGCCGTGCGGTAAACAGCGGTGTTGCCGCCGAAATCCACGGCGTTGCGGTATCCGCGCACCGAAATGGTTTGCACGCTGCCCGGCGTGGGGTACAGGCGGATCGTCTGGTTGCTGATCCCCGCGGAGGCGGACGATCCGCTGCTCCACATCGACCAGTACCACGGTCGGCCTGTGGAGTTGGAATCCAACGGGTAGATCAGATCACCCACGTCGTACCCGATGTATTCAAGAACGTGGTTGGTGGTTTTCAGGGAAGCTATTTCCCGCAACCCCACGTTGGACGGTGCGCTATCACCGGAGAATGTCACCCCATCGTGGGCGAAGCTCAGGTTCGTCGCCACATCGGACATCGAATAGTCTTTTTGTGACGCCACCGTGTCGAACGTGACGGCTGTTTCGTAGAACGGCCAGCGTTTCTCCGAGAAGACGATCACGTCGTACCCCTCACGGAGAAACGTGTTCATCGTCGCGTCGGTAATGTCGTTGCTGGTGATAGCAACTATGTTGCGCACATAGTCGCGCATGTCGCTGAGTTGCAACACAGCCCCCTATTCGTCGTCTGGTTCGGGGGTGATTTCCTCAGATGGTGTTGCCACGGGGGCATCATGGGTGGGGGTGGGGTTCACGCGATGTATACGTCGGTCAGGCCCAATGGCGTGACCTTCGGGTTTGAGCGTCTTATAGTTTCCCGCAGGTTTATCCGCGGGGCGCTGGCCCTTCTTGTATGCGTATGCGAAACCCCGTGCCATGATACCTCCCGTGGCAACGAACCGTCTATCAGGTGGCCGAGTGCATGAAACCCTGACGGGCACGGTTGCTCGTTGTCAACTGTCCGTAACAAAGCAACTGTGAGTACACAGCGTCCTGATTGGTTGGGCGCACGAACGGTGTCGGCTTGAACCAGACATCGCTGTGAGCGACCAACTGTAGGTATTTGGTGTTCAGGAACAGGAACTGACCAGAGGCACACGCATCATCGAACGTTACGGGTGCACCCTTGAATAGCAGGTTTTGGAACCCGCCGTCGGCCATATCGGTATCCGTGTACCGAATCTGGCTCTCCAAAAGTGCCTCGTACTTCTCGTACAAAGCCTGCGTGGTTATGCCAATCGTCGGCTGGTCGTTACCAACCGAAATGGTGTTATATATGTTAGCCATGCTGGCTACAGTGATTGCACCACTCTGATCGACTTCAGTGGACTTCCAGAACGAGTTGCCTGAGGCAGTCGGGTCGATTCCACCAACGGTCACGCCCGTTCCGCCGACAATGTTGCCTAGACCGTTCCAGTCCTTGTTGCTGTTGCCAGTCCCATCAGCCCAGAACATGGTGTTCATGTTCTCAATCACCGTTTCCTGCGTTTGGAAAATCTTGCCTTCCAGCAGGTCGATGATCTGAGCTTCACCGTTGTTCTTGGCTTCCTCAATACCGCTGATCGTCACGGTAGCCGCATACTGTCCCCAGTCGTACTCAGCGGCAGAAATGCCAGTCTGAGCAGTCGTGTCGATAGTATCGGTGCCGTCATACGACCCGGCAGTTGAGTTTGTCCCATAGATGATCGGGACGACGATCTTCGCACCACCTGAAATGCGCCGAATAGTCTGACCGTTCGTCAACGCATAAAACAAAGGTCGTGCGCTGAAAATGTTGTCAGTCAGTTTCGGGACATAGTTCTTCAGGGTGGTGGACAGAATCTCGTCAAAGTTGCTGTTACCAGCCATTATCTGTCACCTCACTCTGTGTTCACGAAGCAAGTTCCTGTTTCGCCGCTTCAAACGCCTCGCGTATCGAAGCGGGTGCTTTGCTGGCAGTAGGCGTAGATGACCCGGCCTGCTTGGAACCTGAAGGTTCCACCACGCTGGCGTCACGTTTCGCCTCTGTCCGCTCCTGTTCCTTTTCCAGTTTGTTCGCCCGCTCTGCAACGTCACCGTACCGCATGTGTGTCAATGCGGCTTCTAGGTTTCCGATCTTGTGCCTTAAGGCGTGCTGGTAAAGTTCGTTGGAGTCAAAGTCACCGTATTGTCCGCGGAGCCCTTCGACTTGCTTCTCTAGTTGTTGTTGTCTTTGCACCCGGTCCTGCGCCTCTAAGCGACCTTCCAACAATGCGATCCGCTGCGACGTGGGGTCTTCCGGCTCCTCCCACCCTGATTCGTAAGAATCGGGTTGAGCGGCCGGTTGTCCTTGCACGCCGAAAGCGTCACCCAAAGCTGTCAGTGTCCCCGCCGGATCTGACTCCAACGCTGACACAATCGCTTCTGCTTGCTGTAACCGTTTGCGTTCGGCAGCCAAATCCTGCGTCTTACGGGTGTAATCCGCCTGACGTTGGTAGCCGTCCCGAAGCTCCTCTAGGCTGACCTGCCGTTCCTCACCGTCCACCTTCACGGTGTGCGCTTCCCCGGCGGGTTCCTGCGGAACCTCAACTGAAGACTCTGGACTGTCCACCACAGTGGGTTCCGTCACATCTTCTGCCATTATTCTGTTTTCTCCTTCGGAGTCCTAAGGGTTGCTCCTAATAACACAGGTAGTGGTGTCCCGCTAGAACGACGACAACTCCATGCCCATTTGGCCTTGGAGTTGCGCCAACAACTCGGGTGGTACCCCACCGGTGGGCGCAAACGCCCCCATGTCAGGGGCCGGAGGCAAAGGTGCCTGCCCGAACGGCATGGGCGCAGCGCCCGCCTCAGCGGAGGCTGCTTCCATGTCCTGCGGGGTTTGCTGTTGAATAATAAACTTGTCCGGGTTTTTAACCCCGAAACCAGTCTGTAACACGTATTTGGCTAGGGCAGCCGGGTCAATGACTATCCCCACCAAAGGTGCCACCGCGTTCATCAACGACACCGCTTGCTGTTTGCGGATCGTTTCGTTCATCGGCTGCGTGGAACCGCCCTCCACGCTGAAATCGTACTCGCCTACAATGTCATCACGGGCAAACGGAACAAACAGGGTTTCCCCACCGGCCGCCGACACTTGAGCCATCTGCTCGCCAGTCATGTACTGTTGCATCAGTTGGATTACACGACGGGCCAAATGGCCGATACCGATTTCGACAATAGCCAGCTTGTCCGCAGCGCGGGCGTTCTGGGCGTCAGCGATAATCGACGCCTCTGTCGCGGTGCGCCGAATCTCCGGCATCGACCCGCGGGCGTACTCTGACACGCCGGACACCGTGTTGATGTCCTGCTCAATAATAGCGGACAGGTTGTAAATCTCCGGCGACAACGGGATCTGCGGCATCGGAACAACAATCTCCGACAACGGCTTGTTCTCGTCCACCACCGGCACCAACCTGCCGTCATCTTCGGATTCCAACGCCTCACGGCCCTCAGGACCGAAGGACCGTTCGTGGTACAAGTATTTGCGAGCGTACCGTTTCCGAGCGTTCATCAACTGTGAACGGGTCTTATCCAACTCAAGTTGCAGCGACTCAATGGCTTCCAAGTCGCCCATCGGGTAGAAGTAGTCGGGAACGTCATAGTTTCGCAACATGACGAAAGGCTGACCGTAAGCGTAAGGCATCGGCATGGGGTCCACTAGGAACTCGCCGCCCGATTGGGGCACCACCGACATGGTGTTGTTCACAATGTCGTAAAACTCGTAGATGACAGTACGTTCCACAACCCCGGCCAAATACTGGTTTTGTTCCTCCCGGTCAGTGGGGGCGTACATCGGGTTCAGCATCGAATCTGCGGACAGGTTTTTCCGCACCGACGCCTTGTACCGTTTGTCTTTCTTCGCCTCATCCAACGGTCGGGTGATCCGCTGCGCTATCCACTGTGCGTCTTCTATGCAAGTGGCTTCCGGGTCGATGTAAATGTCATACGGGGATACACGTTCAATGAACGGCTGGTCTTCCACGACGGCCATCGTTGTCAAAGGAACACTAGCCATCATCTGCTCGTTGTCGGGGAGGTCACCGGCCATTTCCGGGTTTTCCATAGCGAACATGTCCGTTTCGACCGTCGCCTCAGCGAACAGTTCGTCGCGCTCCGCTTCACCCAACTCGCGTTCCTGCTCCAAGAACTTCCAACCGACTTTCAACCATCCGTGGCCGAAAATGAGGAAATCCTTAACGGAGCGGCGGAAAGGCTTACGGAAATCGTGGTGACGCCACAAATGGTTCACCACAGCTTCCACGAAAGCGGAACGATCCTCGTCCTCCGGTTTGTTCGGAGTGACAACAATCTTCGGATGGTTCACTGACACGGCGGGGGCGATCACGTTCACCGTGCTGAAAGCAAGATTGACAGCGATCAGATCCTCTTTGCTGACCGTGGTCCGCGGCCAATGCTTCCCGCGGTACAAGTCCACCATGCGACGCCACAAGGCGTCATAACCCATTTCGTCCCGCCAACGCGCCGACGAATCCAACTTCTCATGGATGATGCTGTACTGTTCAGCGCGGGTTTTACGAGCCATCAGAAATACGCCTTGTCCGGTAAACGCTCCACGTTACGGCCCTGTGATTTCGCCTCCACGAGCCGCTTGTCTCCCAACTCGCGGCGAGACAAATGTTTCTCGTCGTCAGCTAACGCCCGTGAACGCCAACCAACCCTCGTATCGACACGGAGTGTCAACAGTTTTTGGCGGCGTTCCCACAAGTCGTCTATTTCAGCGCAAGACAACGGCCCACGCCGTTCCACCACATAGTCGCGGAACTCCCCGTAGGACGCCTCCCGTGGGAGGACAGCCATAGTTACGGGCGCTTGGTGTGCGGGGCCGTGTTGTGACCCTTCAGGTCCGGCTGCGGCTTGGCCGGTTCGACCTTGCCGGTAACCCCATGCTGATTGAACGGTGTTTCCCGAATCGAAATCTCACCGTAACCACCAGTCAGGTTAGCGTACTTCGGGTCGGTCAACCGCTGCTTCGGAGATTGCGGTGCTGCCGGTTCCCAAATCGGGTTAGACACCACGGAACCGCCACGTTCCATCTTGTCGTTCTGACCCTTCGGGCCATCAATCGTTTCTGTGCCGCTCGTAAACGCCACAAAGTTTCGTACTGCCAAGGCAATAACCTCCAATAGTCTCTCTAACAGGTATGTTCACACTGTCCCACGCACCGTGTGGGAACCGATGCGCAAATCCGGGTTATCGTCCGGTTTTATCATCCGAGCGAACCAATCCACACTCCAATAGTCGTCCGCGGCAGGCGCATACTCGGGCATGAACGCGTACTGGCGCATCTCGTTAGCCAACGCCAACGCCATAACCCGATCATCATACGGGGAACCCGACATGGACCCCCGCTCGTTACGCACATACGTTCGCAACTCAGCGATAGTATGCCGATCCCGCAATATTAGCTCGTCGTTCCGCAACGCCATGTCCAAATCGTCAATCATCAACGGCTTCGACGTTCGCGTCGTCTTCCACCCGAACTCCATCGAAACCTTCGTAGTCGCACGGTTCAACGTGCGCTTCCGAAACAAGTTCGGATGCCCCAAATGGCGCAACTGCACAATAGTAGTCAAACCATGATTGTTCGACTCCACACACGTCAAAGCATCATTGTACCACAACGCCATGCGGTAAACCTCGTAGGCCAACATGTCAGGGGGAATATGCCCATGCCAGCACGCAACCTGCTCACCGGTGCGAACATCCAACATTTGGATACACGAATAGTCGCCGTGAACCAGCCCCTCCGCTGTGTCCACCCCAGCGGTGTAAGTGCGACCCCCAACAGGGTTATGCCAAACTGTGAGCATCGCGCCTGAACTCCACCACCCGAGGGGACGGCTCCGCCAAATACCCCATCACACCCGGACGAACCAACGCCCCCATGCGTTCCAACACGTCCAAATCGAACACCGGGTTACCCGACTTGATGAACGCCTCCTCAGGCGTAGACGGATACTCCTGAGCCAACTGCCACGACAACATCGACTCCTGCTTCGACTCATACCACGAACCGTCCCGGTCCTCCGACGCCGACCACGGAAAAAACATGGGAGCAAACCGGTTGTTCCCAGTCTGCGCCCCAACCCACAGTTCGTGAAAAAAGTTACCCGACCCGTTAGC